TCTTGTGCAAACTTTTGGTAGTCATGGTCCATCGCTTCAAGAGTTTCACGTTTCCACTCTTCATCACGACCAGGCACTTTATACCACGGAACTTCGATGAATATGTATCCATTCTTACCTTCCCTTGCACTCTCACATGTCTTATAGAAGTGATTTAGTCCGTTAGGAGTAGATGTGAACAGAATTTTTGTCGTTTTACCAGATGAGATTGTAGGAAAAACAGATGCAAAGAATTCGTCCCAGTTTTCAACAAATGCAGTCTCATCAATGTAAAGAAACGAAATCGACTTACCACGAATGGCAGAAGACGATGTAGCTGTTGCAATGATCTTACATCCGTTCTCAAGTTCAACTGTACCTTTATTCCACTCTACGACACCTTGCTGCATCCATTTTGGAAGAGATTCATATGCGATTTTGATTCTGTCGAGAATTTCACGCGCCGCATCACCTTTGTTCGCAAGCAGTGCCGCTGTCTTATATTCATTGAATAATACGTAATGCAGAATGATTGCAACAGCAGTTGTTGTTTTACCAGCCTGTCGAGACGTATTTACAGTTACGCGACGATTGAATGTGATTGCTTCAGCAATCTCTTTTTGATAATCGTACAGTCTAATTGGAATAAGACCGTGATCAACGTGAACAATTTTGATGTATTTTTCAGCAAAGTATATTGGGTCTTCAGCGCACTTCAACCATTCTTTAATCATATCAGGGGTAAAAGATATCTGTGATCCTTTACCCTTAATATTTTGATTTCCATTATACCCACGAGTATCTATATTCAAAATTTCACCCAATGTTCAAAAGATACGTTATCCGTCATCTTTCAAATCTTTCAACATTTTTTGCAACTCTGATGTTGAGCCAACAAATAGATTATTGTTTGTTACACTCTTGTGGTCTTGTTCTTCAGGTGCTTTTGATTTCTTGCGATCTTCGTTCATCTTTACGAGGTCTTTGTTTGCGTCAATAAGAGTTTTCATAAGAGTAGAGACGACTTCGTAAGCTCTAGGGTGTTCAGATGCTTGTGCAACATCTAACATTTGCTCTAGTGCTTTCGTTCCAGTTTCGATTACTGAATAGAAGTTTTCTCTCGCATATTTGTAGTCATTGTCGCTGTTGTCTTCTTCAGCCTTGACTTCTTTCGGCGAGTTATCATACTCTACTATTTCACCATCTAATGCAGGCTTGCTCATAGGATCAAGCCCTAGAGATTCGCCTATAATATCATCAGCCATTTAAATCCTCAATTTTAACAATATATCCCCAATCATCATCTGGATTTATATCTGCATATGGTATAGTTTCATTTATATCAGTTGTCGGTTCACCGTTTGAAGTTAATCCAGGTTGCACCGTCACTGTTTGACCTTGCGCATCTGGGTCAATGCTATTGAATACATTTGCTTCACTGAACTTGATTATCTTGACATTTGTAGACGGTCCGAAGAAATAACCCTTCATTGTGAATGTCAATGTCCAAATCAATGCTCTGCGTGTCTCGAAGTCAGCTTCATAAGTGTCCTCTTGCGTAACACCTGTTAACACAATTGGTACGCTAACATTCATATCTGATCCTTCAAATAGATCGAGTCTTGGTGTAAAGTCTGGATTGAAAAACGGAAGAATCTGCTCTACGATTTTCATACCATCTTCATTATACTTTGTCATCACGTTCAATTGAAACTCTATATTGTAAGGTGTTCCAACGAATTGCGTAATTTTGCTATCTGGATCATTGGGATTTATCGCACAGTTACGATTGAGTGTTGACAACTTGCGCGAAGAATCGTAAGATATACCTGTAATTTCAAATGACATGCGCGGAAGCGTCATAGCAGGAGCCGATAGATTTGGATCCTGTTCTAACTTTGCAAGAAACTTTTGAAACGGACCATAATGAATAGGAATTTTCATTTCCTGAACTACTGTACCAGTATTGTCTCTTCGGTCGATGTGAATGTCGTTGAATAGTGTGCCGAAAGCAGCCACGTATTTTCTCATCGTTTGACGGTAAAATTTATTTCCAAACATTAGTAATCATCATCCCCAAATGGATTTTCTACGCTAAAGTCAATCACGTTATCACCTTCTTCTTCGATTGTCCAATTATCACCCAATAGATCGACTGATTCGACGTTTGCAATTGCCTCGTCTGTTGTAAGATCATATGCATCAAATAGCGTATCAATCTCGTCAACCCCTGTCTCGAAGCGCTGATGTGAGTATTCGAATAGTTCACAGCGCAGATCATATGTTTGAAGTTGACCCATTTGATAGAATATTGCTTCATGTTCCACATGCATGATTTCAAATATTTTATTATTTAATGGAAGATATATTAGGTCGCCTTCTTTTGGTCGAATGTTATCGTTATACATCGCAACTTCAGAGTTGAATGTTCTCATTGCAACCGTGAATGTGATAGAATCTCTAATCTGCAATCCAAACTTAGAGAGAAAATCTCCTTCGCCTTCGAAACTATCGATATTTTTGATGAACATTTCTACCATATGCGCTTCGTTGAAAATTGGTAGATCGTCTTCATTCAACAACTCATCTTTTGCACCAAGCGTTCTTTTGATATAATACAAATCGTGTCCATAAACGCGAATTGATTCGATGATTAGGTCCTCGATCAATTGTTGTTCCATAGAGTTGGAAAAATTGTTGAAGTAAAAATTGCTGGTCACGGTATTATCCTAATCTAGAGTATTTATATAAACCAAGTGGCTAGCCTATCATATCATGGACAGGTAGTGAATATGAGTTTACCATATCTTCTTCCAGTTTTTCTATCTCTGCCTGTGAATCAGATAGAATTTGCTGACCGTTGAATGTTACGCCACCGGGAAGCTGCATACCTTCAAACTTAGTTAAGTTCGAACCCCATTGATATTTGATTTTCGCAGTTGCATAATTTTGCAGCCAGCGATCTTTCCAAACATCACTGTACACTTCTGGGTCGATAATCTGATAACACTCTGCAACAATATATTGACCCTCTGTCAAATTGCTCCAATCAGTATCAATATACAATTTGTTCACATGACGGTTATATCGAATCGGTTGAGCACCAGTCAAAATCTCTTCAAGAAACTGAATGTGTTGCATACCCATATAAAAGTGAACAGTGTCATAGCTTGCAATGTCGTGTAGATTGTTCAATGCGAATTGATACTGTGCGCTAAAGATATTTGATGTTGATAGCGAAGTTGATGATACATTGAAAATGTTGATCACGCCTATGATGTTTTCAGGTACTGTGATATAACCATTCTCTTTGTCTTCTGCAGTGATTTGATGCTTTAGGAACATCTTTTCTGCACCATCAAAATGATAGTCCCAATAGTACGATAGCGCTTCATCAACACGATCATCAACCTGATCGGGGTCTACATTGATTTCGATGACTGGTTTACCCAGTTTACGAAGACACCATTCTTTGAAGGAATGTCTATCAGTAGGTTGTGCCATTTTGCCTCTTTCTTGTGACTATTCACTCTATTATATCTTTATTTATATAATCAATAGATGACGAATGATATAAATAAAAGAAATTGAGCCTAGTAACCAAAAGGAACGAAGATGGCGATTAAAGTAAAAGGTACGCCTGTTATCGATAACAGTCGTAATTTCGTGAATGTCGAAAGCGTCGGATTCGCTGATGGTACAGCCCAGTCGTCAGCAGACTTCTTAGAACCAGATTTCAGAAATACTACTCTTACCACTGTGTTAGACAATCCTAATGCTTATAGCACGAGTGCAGATGATCTTTTCGGCTCTGCAGTTGCTGTATCAGGAAACTATGCGATTGTAGGTGCTTATGAAGAAGATGATGCTGGTGGCACTGGTTCTGGTAAAGTTTATATCTACAATGTCACGACTGGCGCTCTAGTTCATACTTTAGACAATCCTAATGCTTATAGTACGAGTGCGAGTGATTATTTTGGCAACTCAGTTGCTATATCTGGCAATTATGCGATTGTTGCTGCTTATGCTGAAGGTGATGCCGGTGGTAACACT